CACTGCTACACAAGGATTTATTATTGAGCAAGTAGAGCCATATGTAAACGAAACAGACCTACAAGACACAGACTATGATGGTTGGTGTACTATATGCGAGGAGTAAAAGATGCATGATGCTATATTAGAAGGATTTGGAGATCCTGTAAAAGAGATAGATGAAAGTGAGTTTGAACATAAGCTCAAGAAGATATCTCCTTTTGACTTTGTGAATAGCATCAACACAAAAGAAAACTTGATGATTGATGAAAGGACAGAAAAAGAATATACTCCTTTTATCGTAAATCGTGCATTAGGCTTTGGTAAGGATACATGTATTGCAGCTAACGAAATGAATGCCAGGCCTCACATAGATAATAAATTACAATATGACTTCCTTATGGATGTCGTAAGAAAAGGAAAGCGATATAATAAGTGGCTAAAGAATGAAGAAGAAAATATTGAAGCAATACAAAAATTCTTTGGTTATTCGTTTATTAAGGCAAAACAAACCCTAAACTTGCTAAGTGATGTACAAATTGATCTCATAAAACTATATCTGGAGAACTCAAAAGGCGGAAAGGTATAAATACCTGTATAACTTAATTATTTTAAGAATAAACAGGCATTTGAAATGAGTGATCAAGAGAATTACTTTAACATAGACTATCCAGGGTATTCGCCTTTAGAGGTTTCCCTTAACGACCCAGAAGATTTTTTGAAGGTCAGGGAGACTTTATCTCGAATTGGAGTTGCTTCAAAGAAAGAACAAGTTCTTTATCAGTCTTGCCATATCTTACACAAGAAAGGACGATACTTTATTACACATTTTAAAGAATTGTTTGCTCTAGATGGCAAGGAAGCAGATTTCCAAGACAACGATTTACAACGAAGAAATAGTATTGCTAAACTCCTACAGGACTGGGGACTGGTAAAAATTATTTCAGAAGTATCTGATTATGCACCATTGAGTCAAATCAAGATTATTTCGTTTAAAGAGAAAGGTGAGTGGGAGTTGATCCCCAAATACAACATTGGAAAGAAAGTTAAATAACAACCAGATAGAAGCCCTTCAATTAATTAAAGACGAACAGGACAATGTAGGGCCTGGTTTCTGCGTGCTAAAATGGTATCATTTAGAAATGCACTTAGGAACAGGCGAAAGTCATTCTTGCTATCATTGTCCTACACAAAAAATTCCACTTGGAGCTGACTTACACAATACACCTCAAAAAATAGAAAAAAGAGCTGAGATGTTGCAAGGTAACAAACCTTCAGAGTGCTCTTATTGTTGGGAGGTAGAGGATCTTGGACTTATATCAGATAGGCAAACTCTTGCAGTACAATTTTTTAAACATAATCGAGACATCGTAAAAGAGGCAACAGATGCAGGACTTGGATATGTATATCCTAAGTATTTAGAGTTATCGTTTACAAATAAATGTCAAATGGCTTGTAGTTATTGTGGTCCTACATTTAGTACAACATGGGCAAAAGAAATAGATGAACAAGGACCTTACAAATTATCTAACGATTATAATTTACCTCAAACACCTCAAATAGAAAACTCGCCTTATGTGTCTAGATTTTGGAAATGGTTTCCACAAGCATATAAACATTTATTTGTTCTTAGAGTAACAGGTGGAGAACCTCTTTTAGATAAAAACACATATACATTAATAGAGTATATAAAGAACAATCCTCGCGAGGGTTTGACTTTTCATTGTAACTCTAATCTTATGGTTACACCAGCAAGAGTACAAAAATATATAGACATTGTTAAAGACATACCCAATACAAAATTATATGCGAGTATAGATTCTTGGGGTAAACAGGCAGAGTATATTAGACACGGATTAGACATAGAACATTTTGAAGAAAATTTAATTAGATTATTAGCGCAAAGAATACCTGTAGGTATCATGTGTACATATAATTTTTTATCCATACACAATATTAAAGAGTTCATTTATAAGATGGCAGAACTTAAAACACAATTTGGAGATCTAATTACAATTGATATGCCTTATATGGTCCATCCAGCACACCTTTCAGCACAAATTTTAAGTGATACTCATATAAGTATTATGGAAGAGAGTTTAAAAGAAATGCAACTCTATCCTTTTACTACAGGAGAAATAGAAAAATATAAAAAGACTGTAGGTTGGATAAAAGCAAATAGGTTCACAGGTGATGAACTAGAAAAACATAGAAAAGATTTCTGGACCTTTGTAAAAGAACATGACAATAGACGAGGAACAGATTTTGAAAATACTTTTGGAGATGTAAGTTTTGAGTAAATTTGATTATGAAAAAATAGCAAATCATATTGAGATCAAGTCTGAATTTATTATTAAGAGTGTAAACAATCCTTTAATTGCTTATGTAGATGATTTTTTGCCTGAGGAAGTTATTGAGGATTTAATAAAAGATATAAATGAACAGGTAAATTTCGAACCAGCAAGTGTTGTAGATAATGAAACTGGCAAATCAACATACCATTATGCCAGAAACAATTTATCAGGCACTACATTAGATTATCATAAATCTCCTGCAGCTTTGGTATTTTTACAAATAGCAGCACAAACAATAAGATTAAGTCCTTTACAGGCAGAGCCTTTAAGTATCATAAAATATGAAATAGGACAAAAGTATGATCCACACCATGATTCCTTTACTCTAGAAACTTTAAAGGAAAATACACCAGAAGCAGGAAATAGAATAGCAACAGCACTATTGTATTTAGAAACACCTCAAGAAGGTGGAGCAACAGATTTCCCTAAAATGAATATAAGTTTAGAGGCAAAAAAGAATAGATGTGTATTCTTTTCACTTTCTCACATGGGGACAGATATTAAATTAGACGAATCCTTTCATGGTGCAGAACCTGTTATGAGAGGAGAAAAAATGGCAGTCAATTTGTGGTTTAGACAGTCTGTATACCAAAAAGATGAACATTAAACACAAAAGTCTTATAAATAGTATTTGGAAAGGTGGTACTACCTCGTTATTAGATGCCGTCGCATTCGTGCATAGGATGCTTTTAACTTGGGCTTGCCACCCGACCACCTATACGCCGAAAGGGTATAGAATATTAACCTTGCTAACTAATAGGAGGAAACTAAAATGGTAAGATTAAGCACATCAAACTGGAACGATTTTGTTTCAGCATTCCCACAAGTAGAAAGTAGACTAATTGGATTTGACAGAGTATTTGACGCTGTTAATAGACTTCACCTTATCGAAGGTGGACAATCCAATGCTTTCCCACCTTACAACATTAAGAAACTAGATAATGAAAATTATGAAATTACTCTAGCTCTTGCAGGCTTTCAAAAGTCTGAATTGAATGTTGTTGTGGAAGACGGCAACCTTGTCGTTAAAGGTGAACAAGAAAAATCAGAAGATGAATTCTTGCACAAAGGAATTGCAGAACGCAATTTTACAAGAACATGGGCATTAGCAGATGATGTTAAAGTCACAGGTTCAAAATTGAAAGATGGAGTTTTAACTATTTCATTGGTACACGAAATACCAGAGGAAAAGAAACCTACATCTATTGAAATTAAATAATTACTAGGAGTTTAGCATGGCCAACATTCAAATTGTGAAATTAACAACAGGAGAGGATATTATAGGTGATCTCTCTGAACAAGAAATTGAAGGTAGAGGATTTATATTAGTAGATAAACCTGCTATTATTATGATGATGCCTAATCCTGGTAGTGATACAGAATTTAGTGTTGGTCTTGCACCCTACGCACCATTTGCAAAGGATCATAAAGTTCCTGTCTTTCCTACACATATTGTTTCAATATATGATCCCGGTAAGGATATGTTGAGCGCCTATAATAAAAAGTTTGGCTCAGGAATTATTCAGCCAGACTTTATAAATAAAAAGGTGTTAAACGAAACAATTAAAGGAAAGTAAATGTATGAATACAGAGTTAAAGTCATCAAAGTCGTTGATGGTGATACAGTAGATGTTGATATCGACCTCGGTTTCGGTGTCTGGCTCAAAAAGCAAAGAATACGATTGTTTGGGATTGATGCTCCCGAAAGTAGAACCCGTGATCTCGACGAAAAACGATACGGACTTATGGCGAAGGAATTCCTTAAGGAAAGACTTGGACCAGGAGCTATACTCAAAACAAGGCTTGATAAAAAAGGAAAATATGGTAGGATACTTGGTGAATTTCTTGTGTTAGAAAATGAGGGTCATCCTCAGTTTGAAGTACCTACTAATGTTAATGAAGAAATGATTGCCAAACATTTAGCGGTTTCATACCATGGGCAATCTAAAGAAGATATTAAACAAGCACATTTAGTCAATAGGACCTTTTTAGAAGAATAGAAGTAGACAATAGGTTCGTAAGAGCCTATAATGTGTATATTATGTTTAAGGTGTTGTTATGAACTTTTATACTTATGCGAGGCATTACGGAGATAAGATACTTGTCCGAGGTGTCCGTGATGGAAAACGATTTACTGCTAGGCATGACTTTAGGCCTACTTTGTTTGTTAAATCTGACAAACCTTCCAAGTACAAATCTATATACGGCGAACAAGTGTCGCCTATTCAATTCGAATCTAATAAAGAGGCAACTGGCTTCTTTGACAGATACAAAGATGTGGAGAACTATCCTATCTTTGGACAAAACTATTACGCCTACCAGTACATAACCGAGAAGTTTCCCGGTGTTGTAGAATGGGAGGCAAAAAACATAGCCATCTACTCTATTGAT